GTGACATGGTTGGGAAGAACTGACCTTCGTCATTCTCTTGAAGAATGTTCCAGTCAGCGAGCATTTCACACAGCACATCCATCTTTTCTAGGTTGCCCAGTGTGCGTGCTCTGCGTTGATCAATCAGGTAGATCTTGCCATCCTTGATGCCACCTAATGTCATCACAGTCCAGTCATTCTTCTCCTTAAGACCAGCACTTAAGTCAATGCCTACACCAAGGCAGTCATAGTCTTCAGGTATTTCACTCTTGATAATGAGCTCTGGTGAGATGCCAACGTCTGTAGATTTAACAGCGGTGTTGAGGTACTGATATGCAAATGCAACACGGTCTTCCATCTTACGTTCGTTCAAGTACTTCATAGACCAGAACTCTGGCCAGTACGAACGCTGCTTACCATCTGCGTCTGTTATGACAGCTTTTTGGATAATCTGTTTCCAGTTATTTTTTGGAACAAATAACGTGGCGTGTATATCGTCAAAGTGAAATCGCGTCCCGAGACATATTGCCCTTGCGCCCTGAAACATAGTCGGAGCGATAACGTTAGACCACGTCTGTTCCATCTCTCTCCTGATATCTGGATTGTTAATGGAAGCAGCTGACTTGATAGGGTCATCAATAAGAACAAGTTGGGAACGCTTCGAGGTAATTGCACCTTTGAGACCACCACACGCAATAGTGAACGCTTCTTCACCAGCAGTGTCAATGCCCGCGAACTCGTAGTCGATCGACCAGTATTCGTCGGAGCGCTTGATCTTTGATAATCTAACCATAGGAAAGATTTCACGATATTTATTACTTGTGAGGATGCCTTTGATAGTTGCTGATTTTGCACGACTAATGTCCACCATGTAAGCGATGTAGAGAATCCGCAGCATTTGCTTTGCAGCAGCATGTCTCCCGATCATCCAAGCAGCAAACAAACCAAGGACAGTGCTTTTCGCAGATCCACGCGGTGCGAGGATCGCTGTGTTTGGTCCTCCGATTCCCATTAGACATTCACTATCCTCCCCTGTACATAATTCTGCATGCCACTCCAACATGTGATTAGCTGGAGCTTTTCCCATAAATACACAAAAATCTTGAAAGTTATCTCTTGCTTTTAGTACTGCTTCACTGGGTGGCTTGACAGTTACTTTTGTAGCTGTCATTAATGCTGATCTTCTATACGCTAATGATGAACTTGCAATAGCCATATGGTTAAACTTTTGTCTTAAGTCTAACGGCCTTCTGCATATCTTTGTGCTTGACGTGCATGAGCTCTTGATTTTGCACGCATAATTACATCCATATCGTGAGAATCTTCAAAAGCTAATCCCATTGCTGCTGCGTAGGCTGCTGCTTCTGCTGCTCTATTGCTCATAAAGAAGCTTTCAACACTTACGCCAGGAATCGAAGGTAAGCGTTGGCTTAATGTTCCCTGTAAACGTACCCTGTCGACGCTGAGGTCAGACATGTCTGTAATTAATTCAGGCAGTGTCAGCTCAAGATCACGCATTAGTTACCTCTGCATATAGTTTTGCCCATACAGCATTAATGGCATTCTCCATCGGTTCTGCAAACTGTGGGTCATCTTTGAAGATAGAAGTCATCTCACGCATCACACGGTCAGCACCTGCAAGGATGAGACCACGCTTATCTGTCGTTTTGTTCATCCGATCAGACGTTTCAATATGCGATCTAAGCTCTTTCTCAAGGGCAGCGAGACGAGCGCATCCATTGTCCCCTTTGATCTCACCGGAGGTAATTGCCATTCGAAGCTCTTGTATATCGGAGTGAAGAGCAGCAATCTCGCTATTAAGAATTTCACGTCGGTTCAGTTTCTTAAATTTCATCTTCACCCAACGAGCTAAATCGTTGAATGTACCTGGATATTGGAGGATGCCTGCATATACCCAAATTTCAATCACACTGGGAGTTACTTCGGCAAATTCTTTGAAGTCTTCACTCTCGGCAGCAGGTAATGTATCCAGCCACTGATCTACGTAGGTGAGGTAGACCTTCCCAGCTTTCCCTGTAGATGTAGTCATCAGAATGCCCTCGCCATAGACCGAGACCTAGCTGTTGCACGATTCTGCTTCTTGGCGTCCAAATCGTCAGTCTTATCAAGGGTCTTGCGATCTTGATCTCCTTGAGCTCCAATCTTCTTGACATCGCCTTCAGTTTGAGCACCGATAGATAAGCGATCTTGCTCACCCTTGGTGACTGTACCTTTGCGATCTTCAGAACCTTGAGTAGTAATAGTACTTCTATCAGCTAAATTCTGTGCTTGGATCTTACTTATGTCAGCAGTACTTTGAGCGGCAATATTTTTACGCTCTTCGGAACCAGTAGTTGTAATGTTACCAACTTCACGCTGTGCCTGACTGCTCTCCTGTGTTGTGATCTTCTCAATGTCTACACCACCTTGAGCACCAATCTTGTTGAGGTCAACCTCGCCTTGTGCGTTGATAAGGTCTTTGTCTACAGAACCTTGTGCACCAATCTTGCGGACATCTTGGTCGCCTTGTGCTGAAATATTGAGTCGATCTTGTGTACCTTGAGCACCAATAGTCAATCGATCTTCTGTGCCTTGTGCTCCGATGTTTAGACGCTCTTGCTCGCCTACAGCGCTCACCATGCCTAAATCACGCTCGTGCTGTTTGTCAGCAAATGAGTTTTCATAGTTGAACTGAGCATCCATGGACTGCATTCCATAGTTAAACTCTTGAGCCATATTGGCTGCTTGATTCCGCTGCTCCAGGTCAGCCTGGTGTGTCATATTCTGCTGCGCCAGTGCAGCATTATTAGTTGCCAGGTTCTGCGCTAGTTGTGCATCTAAAGCACTTTGGACAAAGTTACCTGAATACGCATCTTTTTGTAATTGCTGGTCTTCACTTTCAGCTTTGCCACCATAGAAGCTTTCCATGATTTGCTGAAAGTTAAATAGACCTTTGCCTCCTTGGTTTTCTACCTTAGCCATATTTAACGGATGCAGTCCTTACTTATTGTATCTATTCTATTATCTACAATAGATAAAGATTACGCACGACAAATATGAGGTTTGCTTCTTTAGGTGGCACTAGTAACTATGCACAAGCTGGTAAAGCTGTAGCTGACGATGCTGCTCGTATTTTCGATACCGCTCGCAGTAATTCGGTTGACTTTGGAAAGTTAGCTCAAACTTCTAGAGATATGAAATCAAAGGAGAATGCTGCTATCTCTGCTGCTGATTCAAAAGTAGCTAGTCAAAAGGTCATCTCTGACGCTTCCGTTAAGGTCAAAAAAGAAGAGATTTATCGTGACGAACTTCGAGCAAAGTCTCGTCGTAAAGCGGGCGTAGTTGCTGCTCTGGGTAAAGCAGGCGCAGGTCTTGCTGATGTCTTTATGGATAAACCTAAAAAGCGTGATCACTCTTCATCTATTGCCTTACAAGAAAGGCTTACTCAACAAGCTAATGACCTGCGTTCAGGAATTAAACCAATCGATACTAATGCGTTTACTAACACTAATACTTCTACTTCTAGTACCAATGCCAGCGCTCCCAACACTGGGGGAACTGGAGCCTCTAACTCAAGTACAACCGCACAATCCGGTGGAGTTGGAGGCAAAGGGATTGGTGGAACTGATATGGATTACATGAAGTCCTTTGTAGATAAAGGCTATACACCTATGCACGCTGCAGCCATTGTTGGCAACATGCGTTATGAGAGTGGAGATTTTAAGCACATTGAAGAGCTTTCTCCTAATTCTTACGGAACTCGTGGATTAGGTGCATTCCAGTGGACTAATGCTGGTGGTTCTAATCGTCGTACTGACTTTGAAAATTGGTCTAGTCAAAATAACCTAGCCACTAATTCTTTTGAAGCTAATGCTGGATTTGCACATCATGAGATGTCTGGTGGCACAGGTGCTTCACACTGGACAGGTGGTGGTGGACTTGCAGGGTTCCAAGGTACGCAAGATCTGAACAGTGCCACTAGCCACTTTATGAATAACTATCTACGGCCAGCATCAGCTACTGCTAACTTGTCAGAACGACAGCGCAGGGCTCAAGATACCTACACACGTTGGCAAGCACAGAGTTCTTAAAGGGCAAAGGCGGCACCCAGTGCTGCCAGTCCTGATGTCAGTGCTGCAATTGAATCACGACGACGATTACGTGCATCACGAGCATCTACACGATCTAATTCTTCACGTCTGATTTGTAGTTCCATTGCACGCTGATCTTTATTGTCAGCCATTTGTGCAGCAAACTGATTGTTTGACTGGGTGAGTCCAGCCATAGCAATTGCATTCTGGTTACTTAACTGCGTCATCGTCGCTGTGTGCTGACGATCTGACTGTTTCCCCTGCTGTTGTAACTGCAACGTTAGAGGTTCAAGACCTCGCCTGTGATCTTTCTCTTTTGTTTCTTCAGAACGCTCTCGTTGACGAGAAATTACTTCACCTTCAACATCTGTCGTTAGTGCGTCGCTGCCAAGATTCAGATCTGCAAGGTTTTCACCTTTAGACGCTGCAGTACGCTGGTTAGCACTACGTTGTGCTGATTGATTCAGCTTGTCTTCATCAACAAAGTTTTGCAGAAATGCGGCACCGAGACCACGACCTTCTACTCTCCCATCTCTATTGGATTGGGTGTCTCTATATAGATTATTAAGCCACTCTTGCATTGAACAGTACCAGAACCTTTTACTATTTTACACAGCTGCTAAAGCCTGTTTTGCC